AAGAGCCAAAGTTAGGGAAATCTACCTTTATGAAGATAATAGATAAAGTTGCTTCGTTCGAACAACTGCGAGCCAGAGCAGCCATCAACGGAGAGACAGACAACGCAAGAGCGGAAACCAGAGCAACTATGAACGGCAATAAGAACCTTGATGAACTCGTAAAATGGGCTAATGCCTAATGGCGAAGGCGAAACTATCTGTTGAGGAGATTTTAGAAGACCCTATCCAGTTTATTCAGCGCATAAAGATAATAAACAAAAAGGGTAAGTTGGTTTATCTAAAACCAACAGCCGAACAGATAGAAATAATAGAAGCATTAGAGGAAGACAAGAACCTTCTTATTCTCAAACCGAGACAGATAGGTTCATCAACCATCAACCTTGCTTACTTGTTTTGGAAAACCTTTACAAGTGAAGAGCCAATAACGGCTATTATTCTTTCGCATAAACTAAACTCGTCAAAGCATCTGTTAGGGATAATAAAAACTTTTTACAAGAACCTCCCTCTTGCTTTGATGAAAAAACTAAAAACCGAGAACACTACTGAAATAACATTTGAGGATAGTGGAGCGAGCATCGTAGCAGCATCAGCAGCAGGAGAAGGAGGGCTTCGCTCTTTTACTTGCTCCTACTTGCTTATCAGCGAGTTTGCCTTTGCTCCTAACCCAGAGGAACTAAAAGCAACAGCCCTTTCAGCACTCAACGATGGGAAACTAATAATAGAGAGCACAGCATCCGCTTATGGTGATGCCTTACATAAAGAGATAATGAAAGCCCAAAGGGGAGAAGGAAACTGGAAGTTTTTATTCTTTGCTTGGGCTAAACATAAAAACTATTCTATGAGGGTTCCCAGAGATTTCCAAAAGACAGAAGAAGAAAAGGGCTTGGCGAACCTCTGGGACTTGACTGACGAACAGGTTTATTGGCGAAGAAAGAAGAGAGAAGCATTAGGGGGACAGCAGTTTCGCAGAGAGTTTCCCCTAACTTTGGATGATGCCTTCGCCCAAACAGGCAATAGTTATTTTACAGAGCGCGACTTACGACACTTGGAACTACACAAAATAGATTTTGTTGATGCCGAACCAGTCATCTTCGCAGAAAGTAATAAAGACCACCGCTACGGGATAGGAGTTGATGTTGCTTATGGCGGCGGCAGGGACTATTCTGTTTTTTATGTTTTAGATAAAAAAACTTATCAGCCAGTTATGGTTTGGAGAAGCAACCAAACAAGCATAGCCCGTTTTGCGGAAGTAATAGTCGACTGGGCGAGACACTACAATAATGCTCTTATTTGTTATGAGAGCAACAATCACGGGCACGCATTAGAGGCAGAGATGAAGCATCTTGGCTACACTAACTTCTGGTTAGATGAAAACGGGAAAGCGTGGAACACGAACCTAAAAACGAAGCCCCTGATGTTTGAGGAACTAAAAAGTTGTTTGTTTGGTGGGCTTATTACCCAGTTAGACAACATTACCATTATGGAACTCAAAGCCATTATTATCAACGACAGGGGAAACATAGATGTCGCAGAGGGAACTGGAAGTCATGGTGATAGTGTAATAGCACTTGCTCTGGCTCATCAGGCACTCAAACATCAGCGAAACCCTACACAAACTTATTTACCAGAGTGGATAAGGAAGAAGAAGGCGCAGAAGAGAAAAGACGAAGCGGGCAGAGTAGAGCATCGCCGTTATTAGCACCTTGACGAAACCACCACTATTAGGAAGGAACAAACTAAATGCCGACTAAAAAAGAAAAAGTCGCCCTTATTCGGGCTGCCTGTAAAGAACACAACGATAAATGGGACACAGCCCAACCAACACTCGCAAAACTTCGTAATGCCTACCTCTGTAAGTTTTGGGAAGGCGAGAACTGGGACAACACTAACATTAGAGTTGAGGTTGCCGATGCTTATGCTTATGTGGAGGGGTTTATCGCCTCGCTTTTCTCATCACACCCCGCTATTGAGGCGGAAGCCGACATCCAAGAAGACGGCGATGCCGAACTCGTCAAAGAGATTACCAACCGCTTCCTTTACAACACACAGGTTCAGTTTGAGAGCGCATCAAGGATGGCTCTTATCTACCCCTGTGCCTTTTTCAAACTCGCACCGAGAGAGGGAGACAACCTAAAAATAGTTGATAAGGTAGAGGTAAGAGCAGTTCCCGCTTGGGAAGTTGTTGTCGACACAGAAGCGAATAGTTGGGAAAGCCAAAGGTTCGTCGCTCATAGTTATTATCTTCCTGTAAGCGAAGCCAGAAAGAAATGGGGAAACAAAAAGTTTTCCACAACCTCTAAACTTGACTTCTTTGATGATGTTACAGGAACAGCAAACGAAAGCGGAGATGATAGTTTGCCTGACGACTTCCAGTTTATCCAACTGGTAGAGTTCTATGACTTCCTCAACGACCGACTTTACTTCTATTCCCCCAACTGGGGCAACGGGCAAGAACTATTAGAAGACACAGTTATTCCTGTTAGGGCATTTGACGACAGCCCACTATCAACCATCGTTCCACTTTACTATTCCCGTGTGCCTGAAAAGCCATTAGAGGGTGTTTCTACACTTGCCCGTGTTTATGACCAAGTGTTCGAAAAGAACATCCTTCGCTCTTTCTGGGCTAATGCTGTTCGTAGAGATAGTCGCCAGTTCCTTTACAAAGAAGGTGCTATTGATGAAGAAGCACTAACACAAATAACGGCAGGTGTAGATGGAGCGTTTATCCCTGTTGATGCTGAAACCTTATCAGGCATTATCGCAGAGGTTCCAGTCACCCCACTATCATCAAACTTCTCAAACTATCTTGCTGCTATTGAGAACGACTTGGCGAAAGGTTCCGTTATGGCTCCTTTCACAAGAGGCGAGACAAGTAAAGCAACAGCAACAGAGATAAGTGCTTTGGCTCACTACACATCAAGCGAGATAGGTAGGTTGGCGAAAGAGCGCGACTACTCAACACAGATGGTCGCTACTGTTTATGTCGCTATGCTACAACTATTCTTGGAAGACAGCGATGAAGCGGAAGTTGTTGTTGTTGATGGAAAAGTAAGAACTATGAGCCCAAGCGACTTTGCGGGCAAGTTCAAGTTTGTAGCAGCAGATAGAGCAGCAACACCATTAGTGGAAGAAGCAAAGAAGAAACAACTTTTAGAACTTATCCCAGTTGTGGCTCAACTTGGGGTTCCACCAGACACTATTTTAGAACAGGTGGTAAAGATGTTTGACTTACCAGCCACATTTTTAGAAAAACCAGAACCAGAGCCAGAACCAGAACTACCAGCAGCCCCACCAGAAGGAGCCCCTCCAAACCCAGATGAGGTTGCTATGGCGCAAGCAGAACTATCAGCACAAGCGCAAGACATTAGAGGAGGGTTGATGTAATGCCTTTACACCATTTTTCACATAGAAACGACAAAGAGAACGACTGTGAAGTTGTAGAAAAGGTGCTTTACAAAGTTTTTGATAATGTGCCTAAAACTATTACTTGCGAAGAGTGCGGAAAACCACTAACAAAAGAACTCGGCTGCGGTTTCATCCTAAAAGGTTCAGGGTGGGAACGAGATGGCTATGTTTCAGGGAGATAAATAATGCCGCTTTATGACTATGCCTGTGGATGCGGGCACAAAACAGAAGAACTATTCCGTGTTTCACACGAAATCCCCACATCTATCTTTTGTGAGGTTTGCGGAGACATAGCAACAAAAGAGTTTCCCCTTGTAAGCCGCACAGCGAGCGGATGGGCGGAACAAACCAGCGGAACAGGTGGTTATTACTCTGTTGCTCTGGGACAACATGTAGCAGGAGAGCACGAAGCAAACGCTATTGCCGAGAGCAAGGGGTTTGTGCGAGCCGATAGTTATGGAAAACACTTTTACGAGGACTTTGCCGAGAAAAAGAAGGCAACTATCGCAAAACAAGATAAAATAAACGACACTTTCCAAGAGAATGTCAAAAAGTTTGATGGGAATAAGGAAATGGCTATGAGTGAGACATTTACAGCCGCCGACTGCCTATCAGGCGCAAACGAAACAGATTATTAGGAGAAATAACAGATGCCCGAACTACAAGAAGAAATAACACCAGCAGCACTAACGGATGCTGTAATGTTGGGAGAGGAACAGGATGCCGAACTAAATGAAATGGCTTCCCCGCAAGGCGACTTCACCAAGAAAGGGCTAAATGCTCTTGTTGGTGCTTACAACGCTATTGCTGAACTCTTCGGACAGAGCCCCGACTATCCTTTATTTAGTGAGGATGCTACTTTTCTACCAGAGGACTTCACATCAGCACTAATGATGGTAGAAGCCGCTGTCGCAGAAGCAGTTGCCGCAGGTGTAATAAGTGAAGAGATGGCTTTTTCATTAGCAGACATAGTTGATGATGCCTCCCTCAAAGTTCTTGCTGGGAAACTTACATCTATCGCAAAAGACCAAGCGTTTATCGCTTGGATGCGAGAAGGTGGAGAAGCACCAGCAGAAGAAGCAGTAGCAGAGGAAGTTGTAGAAGCCCCCGTCGAAGATGTGGATGCTTTGTTCGCTTCCCGTGTTTAGTCAGCATAACGGGTTTTTAGACGAGATAATAGTGGGTGGAATAACCCTCTCTCTCGTCTTTCTCCTTATGCGATGCTACTTTTTCATAATAACCACAAACAAGGATAAATAATGTTTAGCAAAATAAAGTCGTTTTTTAGCGACTACAACATCTCAATAACTATTGTCGGCACAGCAATAGTTTTATCATCTCTTTTCGGTGAGTGTTCTTACGACTACGAAACGAAAGAGGTAGAGATTTCCCCAGATGTTTCAGGCATCGTAGAGGGAGTAAGTAAGGCAAGTAAGGCAGACGAATAGTAGTCGCCCTAACTTGCCCCAAGTGTAAAAATAAATGCTGCCTCATTTTTCACGGTGAGGAGGAACAGATAAAAGAGTGTCGGCTATGCTTTCACTCTTGGATAGTGAAGAACCCAAATAACCCAATAAGGAAAAAACAAGATGATAGATAATGCGACTGCCGAAGGCAACACCGCAGAAGCCGTAGAGAGCCCAGAAAGCCCCCTTACGAGCGACGAAGGTGTTGAGGCAACAGAAACCACTAACGAAGCCGTAGAACAAGCACAGGAGGCATTTGAGGCACTCTCTATTGATGACTTGCTCGGCGCTGATGTAGAGAGTTATGAAGAGTTCTCCGCAGAAGAGAACCATAAAGGGATGCGCCCCTTACACGAACTTATGAAGCATCTACCCGAAGATGCCCGTAAGCACCTTGCGAACCTCCGCTCGTCTTACACACAGAAGACACAGGAAATAGCAGAGGTAAGAAAGGAGTTGGAAGCACAGAGAGCCGCCCACAAGGCGGAGCAGGATGGGCTTTACAACGGAGAGTTCGCGCAAAATGTAGCAGAGATGGCTGCCGAGCCAGAGAAGCCCTACGACATCTGGGATGAAGATGGGATGAAAAAGAAGATAAAGCAAGAGGCAGCAAAGATGTTTGAGGAGATGCTAAACCCACTCCAAAAACAAATGCGAGAAAGCAAAAGAGATGCCGAACTTGCTTCTTTCAAAGCAGAACACCCTGACTTGATAGGCAACGAAGAGATAAAGATGGAAGTAGCAAGGATGCTTGTTGCTGACGAGCACTTGACTTTGGAAAATGCTTATTTCATCGTAAAGGGAAAAAACCTAAAACTCCAAGCACAGGCAACGGCTAATGCTGAAAGGGAAGAGAGGGCAACTCGTAGGGCTGTTCTCGCTAAAACATCAGCAGGAACCAACACTCGCGGTGGTGTTCCAAAGTTTAGAAATGCTATTGATGCTTTCAACTACTACAAGGCAAACCCAGATGCCGTAAAAAGCACTTATTCCAAGATGAAAAATAAGTAGCCCTTGACGAAACCACTACTATTAGAGGAGCAACTCTTACCTTCCTAAAAAACTCTCATCGGCGGATGAACCAGTTGGCTAAAATGGTGGAGAACTTATGATAAGACGGCTTGTGGGCACACAACTACCAGAATAGAATAAGAAAAACAATCACTAACTAACTACAAGGATAAAAGAAATAATGGCTATTTCAAATGAACTATTGTCATCTACACTTTACTCTATCCGTGATGGTGAAGTTGATGAGTTGTTCCAAAAAGTCGCATTTTTGGATGGAGCCAAGCGTTTTGGCGGCATCGAAAAGGAAAATGGCGGCATCAAACTCCAACGCCCTCTGGCGTTGAGTGAGCACTCATCTATTACACAACTATCAACTGGCTATGAGCCAGTTTCGTTGGCTGTAAGTGATGTGATGGAACCCGCTGTTTATGAGTGGGCTGACTTCGCAGCACCTATCGTTATTACGAAAAAGGAAGAGTTGGAGAATAGTGGCGAGAAAGCAATCGTAAAGATTGTGGAAGCAAGGATGCGTTCCGTTATGGGGATGCTCCGCAGAGAACTAAATAAGCAACTTATCGCTGGTAGTTCCACAGTCCTAACCGACTTGGGAACACTTGACGGTGAAGCCGTTGCTACTGGGTTCTTGGAACACGACGCAGTTGGTTCTCAAACTAACATCGTAGGCGGCATCAGTAAGAACACTTACTCTTCCACTACGGGTTGGCAGAACCAAATAGGCGACGCTGCTAATGCCTTCGGCACAAACGGCATCCGTGTTATGACTGAAATCTGGGCGAAGGCAAACAGCCGCGCTCCTATGGGAGACATCAACCAGATTATCGCAAGTGAGGCGGCTTTCGCCAACTACAAGCGAGCCCTTTTCGCACAGGAAAGGTTTATTGACGAGAAGACCCTTGATGGTGGGCGACTATCTCTGGCTTTTGCGGGAGCAACCGTAGAGCAGGATTTAGAGATGCCTTCTACTGGTTGGGGAGCGGGCGGTGCTGATGAAGCATCTATGTTCTTCCTCAACTATGATGCCATCAAACTCATCCTCCATAAAGACGCCGACTTCGCAGTCAGCCCTTTTGAGCATGTTTCAGGCACCACAGCAAGAGCAGCAACGCTCTACTGGAAGGGACAACTCATCGCAGACCATCTCGGCTCACTTGGAGTTTTAGAGAGAGGAGACACCTACTAATGGCTACTTCTACACTACTAAACTACTTGGAAACAGGTTCCTCTAACGAGGTAATGAACCGCCGACAGGTTGAAACCTTCATCGCAGGTGAAGCAATCACAGCAAACGACTTTGTCGCACTTGACTTTTCGCAGTCAAGCGACGCAGACAAAGCCCTCTATGTTATGAAAGCAGGAACAGGAGACACAGCAACGACTATGTGCGTTGGTGTTGCTCTTGCTACTGTTGCTGCCGATGCGAAAGTTGATGTTGTCGTCAAAGGCGTTTGCGAAGCAAATGTCGCAGGCGACACAGCAGCGGGAGAGTTTCTCACTATCACAGGCACAGACGGGCAAGCAGGTAAGTCGACAGACAACACGCTTTACCCAATGGTCGCTTGTGCTGTGGAAGACGACACCGATAATGTCTCAACCGTCATCGTCATCAAACAGTTCTAAAAACTGAACCAACGAACCGACAATAAAGTCAGCCCTCATCCCTTTCGGGGGGTGGGGGCTTTTTTATTATGCTACTTGACGAAACCACTACTATTAGAGGAGAACTAAACAAATGAACCTAAAAGAACTGCGAACACAAGTCAAAAACATCACCGACTATGTGCCTGAACTCCAAACTTACGACGACAACTTGGATAAACTCATCAACGATGCTTACCTAAACCTATGGGGGCATAAGAGATGGAACTTCGCACAGAAGAAAGAGTTTATGAACCTCTACCCAGACCTTTACACCGAGCAGCCAACGACAGGTGCTCCAAACATCACCGCTGATGTTACAGACAACGAACGACAAATAACTTTTTCTTCTGCTGTTTATCCCCTTGACTTGGGTGCTGACGGGCAGAACATTTGGGAAGGGCAAATAATAGAGGTTCAGGGCAGAGAGTTTGTAATAGACCAAGTTATTTCTTCGCAAGAGATAAGAACCAGAGAAGCATTTAGAGGTGTGAGTAATGCGGCAGATGCTACTTGGAAAATAAAACATCGCTATTACAAACTAAACCCAAACACATTAGAACTACTTTCAGTTGCTTACCGAGATGTTCCTTATGCTGGAAACACTACAACTGGGAAACTATTGGCTTACGATGCCCGTAGTGAAGAAGCGATGGGGCTACAAGAAGACAACACAGCCGACTATGCTGATAGTTACATCCTAACACCACCTACGGTTGTTCCTTCTGGTGAAAACATAAGCATCACCATCCTCAACGCAGGTGGAGCAATCCTCGACAGCACCTATTTTGAGTGCTGCTGGGCTTTCATCACAGATGGAGGCAAAGTCGGTCCGTTGAGTGAGAGTGCTATTGCGAACACAGCCGCAAACCCAGCCCCAAATGCTAATAGGTTAGTGCTAAACCCCTTGACTTGGGATAATAAAGCAGTTCAGGCAAGGGCTTACAACGCTTCCTTTGACTTGGTGAAAAGCCCATTTGAGGGGATGCGAAAGATTTTCTTTTTCAACAGCAACTTCAACCCAGCCACAGGAGAGCGAAAAGGTTTGCCTTGTTGGCGGGTTATTACAAAAGCAGTCGCCTCACACGCCATAAACGAGCACTTCCCGCTCCTCGCCCAAGATGTAGATGCCTCAATAACAATAACGGCTATGGAGGCGCTGAACTCTGGTAATAAACGCTATGATGAGTTTGACGGGCAACACCTTCGCATCCGCCCTTATCCTCGCCCTATTGGTTATGACACCCACCGTCCCTTTTCACCTGCCCGCCCCGATAGTGAAACCTATTTCCGTCAAGTGGAAACTCGTTATTATTACAAGCCACTTCTTTTGGCGAACTCAACCGACACACCAGAGTTGCCTTATGAGTTTCACCAACTAATAGTTTATGGTGCTTTGGCTGATGTCTTTATCAAAAATGGTAATGGCTCACAGGCATCTCATTATGAAAAACGGATAGATAAGGCGATAAAGCAGTTGGAGAAACGCTACACCGACAACATAGATGTTTTCCATCAAAGAGGAAGTTTCAGCCCCAGCACCACATCCCCCAACTACCAAAGAGATAGTTTGAGGAAAGTTTAGATGAAAAGTTTATCTACAAAGGAAATCCCCTGTAAAGGGCTTGATGAAAGACACCTTACAGAGAGAGGTTCTGGCGGTGTCGTCAAAAATGTTCGTGCTGCTAATGTTGGTTGGAAGAACGATAGGGGATGGGAACCATTTAGAGTAGCCATCGCAACCCAACAACAGTTCAATAAGAACAAACTAACCCCTGTCGACAACCTCCACATTTGGACGAGACATAACGGAAGCGAGATTTATTACATCCAGCAACAAGACAGCAAACTATTCTATGAGATAGGAAACAACAACGGTGTCCTTGATGCGGATAGAGTAGAGTTAGTAGATGGGCTTGTTGTTCCCAAACCTAATGAACCACTCGCCCAGTTTGTCGGTTTCAATAAGTTTTTGTTATGCCTTGATAGTAATAGTCGCTCTTACAAGTTTTATGGTGGGGAAAGAATAGAAGAGTTCGGTTTCACGGCAGCGCCACAGGCACCAGTTCCTATGGGGGTTACTCCTCTTTATGGGCTGAAAGTCGATGTCGGCGACGACTACGAGCCGCTTATGGCTGGAACCACTTGTCTTCACTTCCAAGCAAACAGAGGAACCCTAAATGTTGATGACCCTTGGATTTGGGGGTTAGGCACAGATGGAAATAACGACAACAACTATTACAACTACAAAGTTAGTTTCATAAAAGACACAGGAGCAGAGAGCCCGTTGAGCGATGCTGGAACTGTTGCTTGGGAGACAAGACGACACCACGACGGCTCTATCTACACTTACGGCATAACCGTCAGCGGCATCCCCACAGGTGGAGCAGATGTAATAAAGCGGAAGATTTACCGCACAAAGAACTTGGGCGACTTCCCAACAACAGAAGGGCTCTACTATCATGTAGCGACGATAGATGAAAATGTTTCTACTGCTTGGACTGACTGCTTGCCTGATAGTTCCCTCGTAGTTCCAGCACCAGCCGCAACCGCAAGCATCATTTATCCACAAACCTTCGCTATGGGGTGTGCTTGGGATGGTAGGTTATGGCTTGCGAAGAACCAAAAACTTATTTACTCACAAGCAGGAAAGCCAGAGCAGTTCGGGGGAAACGACTACTTTGATGTGGGTGGTAGAGAAGGAGGCATCATTACTGGTGTTGTTCCTTACTACAACAACCTCCTTGTGTTTAGGGAGAGAGGAATAGATGTTATTAGAAATAGTAGGAGCACAGGTTCTTACACTATTGCTTCTGTTTCGTCGGCTATTGGAACAACAGCAACTAACGGAATAGTCGTTGCTCCAAAAGCAGGATGTTTGTTCTTATCAAAAGACGGCATCTATCGTTTGAGTGGTGGTTTAGATGGTGGCTCTGCTATTAGCATAGAGCCCCTCACCGATAAAAGCAATAAGACAATAAAGCGTTTGTCTCTTACCGCTCTCCCAAGAACGACAGCCGCCTATTCTCACAGAGAAAAAGAAGTGTGGTTTCATTTCCCCGTTGATGGAAACACTTACCCTTCTCTGGGTTTAGTTTATCACACCGAGACAGGGCAAATCTCAACAAGAGAAGTTGCTGATAAAGCGATGGACTGGAATAAGATAGTAGCCAACCCTAACGGATGGTTTATCATAGCACCCAACACTTATGAAACAACAGGCGATAGTGACTTGGAAGACCAGATTTGGAGAAATGTAGGGCTACAAGTTTGGAGTGCTTGCGGAACGAAGGGTAATGTCTTGGATGACGGAACCATTTATTTACAAGGCGACTTGCGGAAGTTCGACACAGCCGCAGGAGACAACTTGCGAAGCACTTGGGAAAGTGTTTGGGAGGACTTCGGCGACAACTCAAAGAAACAACGCATTATTTCTGTTGAGGTTCAGTTGCTTACACAGGGCAATAACCAACTAACCCTTGACTACTCCACAAATAGAAAGAGCACTTTTGATGATGGTGGAGCAAACAAACAACAGATAGTAGATGAGGAAGAAGACACTATCTACTTGCTTGCTGGTGATGGGAACACAACCGTCATAGGAACAGATGCTTACACGGAAGAGAAGCGAACAAGAGTAAGGTGGGATGTTTCTACTGGCTTGATAAGTGAGTTCCGTTTTCGCATCCAAGACACATCAACTTTCCAAGTTTTATCTTATCAGTTGGAGTTTCTCGGTGGAGAAAGAAAAGTGGTAAATGCTCTTGGATAAATAAAAAAAGGATTACGATGAAAATGGATTACAAGAATAGTTTTATGAAAGATGAGACAGGAGCGACAGCCATAGAGGTTGGAGTTATTGTTTCTATTGTTGGGGCGGCTATTGCTGTCTCTGCTTACATTTGGGGCGACTTGCTCTCATCTATGTTTTTCACCCTCGCTGACTGCGTAGGGATGGGCTTTGACCCAGAGTGTTATTCAGTTCATAATAACACAACAGAGTTCGGTGGTGAAAACCCTTCTTGGTGGGCTCACTAATGAAAACCTTTACCCAAAGAAAAATAAGAGACGGGCAGATAGTTCAGGCAGACGACATCAACGATGAAGCCGCACCTCTTTATGCCGAACTAAACGGCACTTTGGGGCAAGAGAACATGCCCGTAGGTGCTGTCTCTAATGCTGACTTTACTTTGCCCGCAAGAACAACAGGTTTGGACTATGGTGTTACAAGCACCCAGTTCCCCACACAAACATTTTATTCAACACGAAACACGGCGTCGGGGCTCACAACAGGCACCTACGGAGGAAACCCCTATTCCTTACAAGCACCAGCGGTTTCTTGGAACTGGGGAAGCAGCCCAGAAGGCGGTTGGTTCTATCCACCAAACAGCGTAGATGGAACAAGGATGGATTTTGACGCGAAAGAAGGGATGGTAAAAGGTGCTTGGACTTGCTCTATTCAGCGAGGTTCTGGTTATGCTAATAATGTTGCCCTTTCTGTTGATGAGTGGGCGGGAAGAAGTTGGGGTTTAGAACTCGGCGTCTTTCTAAACGGAAACCTTATCGCAAGAACAGGAGAACGAGGAGCAGGGCATCACACTTACAACTTACCTTTCCATTTTCCAGTTGGAAACTCTGCTTGTGAGATAAGAACAGCCATAAGAATAGAAACAGACAGCGACGCCCAAGATTGGTTTGTTGCTAATGGTTTGGATGGTTTCGCCTATCCACCAGTTAGGTTGTTCTCAACTGGTTTATGGGTAAGAAATGTTTATCGTTAGGAGAAATAGATAATGAGCACAACAACCTTTACACCGAAAGTGGCGGGGCAAACAATAACCGCAGCAAACCTAAACACCACTTTTACTAACGCAGCGTCGCAGAGTGTCGTTGTAAATAGAGAAAACACAGCAGCAGAAGCCATCAACCGAGAACACATAGATTTATCGACTGGTAAAGTTTCCATCCTAAATAGCGGCTCTATGGATGCTGACTTGGGTGCCCTCGCCATAACTGGTGCTGGTAGTGATAGTTGGAGCACTTTTACCCTTGACGGAAACGCAGTAGAAGTTGTCTTTACAACAAACAACACACTACGGGTTGGCGATGTAATAAGGGTTGGCTACACACAAGCATTAGGCGACTTGACTATGAGCACCAACGCCATAGCAAGGATAGAAAGCCAGTGGCAACTTGCCTTATTTTACACTTACGATGTGGGTGCTGGTGATGTTGAGGCACAACTAACACCAACCTATTCAGGTTCAGGGCGCATAGCAGATAGTTTGTTCTGGGTTGCTGATAGTGGGGCATTAGACACCCACACTCCGGGAGCAGGGAAAAGAAGTTGGAGCAGGGTGACGATGAGCGACATTTTGATAAACAACCTCGCAGACAAAGAGGTAAAGAAAATAACAGCCAAAGTAAGAATAGAGAACACCCTAAATAACTTTTCTTTGACTTATTGCCATCTTTACGCACAACTAATAAGGGGATAAAAAAATGGGCTATTCAGCAGCAAACACTTTCGCAGATGGTAATAACCTTGATGCCGATGATGTAATAGAAAACCAGAAACAAGCAAGAGATTTTTGGAACGAAGGAATAAGAACAACAGACATCCCAAATGCTTCCGTGACTTGGCAAGAACTACAAAAAGGCGACTATCGCACTATGACTAATGACTATGCGTTTATGTCTGGTGAAGTTTCTACTAACTCAAAAACACAGGCATCTCGCTACAACGATGTAAGAAATGCCTACTACACTTGCCACATAAAGAACACCAACTTTATTTTTCGCATCTTGGAGAGAACTATTCTTCCCAACACAGGCAAAACATTTACTATGGAAAAGCCGGGTGAAGCCATCATAGACATTTGTTTAGACATAAACATCCCGGGCGACAACTATTACAGAGAACTTTTGGCTGGCTCACCAATAACGACACAAAGTTATTATGGTGAAACCACAACACCAGCATCTTATCCACATTTCAAAGAAGACAGGTTCTATCTTTATGTAGATGGAAGCGAACAGACACACTCGCTTTGTGCTTCGTTCCCAGAAAATAGTTTGGAAACATCAACAGCATCTTCTTATTCACTTGACCCAGAAGGTTTCCACAAGTGTAATAAACGGATGATTTCCCTGACGGTGTTGCTGAAAAACCTAACACAGGGAACACACACTTTCGACATAAGAGTTGATGCTTACAGCGAGGTTGCCTATGTTGGAGCCATCAGCACTTCCATAGAAACCTTCTACCTTGACTAAACTTGACGAAACCACCACTATTAGGAGAAACTAACAGATGTCTTTATTATTAGCCACAGCCGCTATTGGCGCGGGAATAGGACTTGCCGATGCTCTTGCGAAGAACAAAGACACTTCCGCAGACATTTACAACGAAAAACGCTTGAAAGAGTTGGAGGGTGGTTTAGGGCTTTCATTAGCCGAGAGACAGAACCTCTACGCACAGGAACAGGCGCGAAGCGACCAGTTAGTTTTAGCAAGCAAAGAAAGCCAAAACGAAGCACTCGCAGGTTTCGACATGGGTGGTGGAACAGCATTACAGCAAGCCGCTTTGGAAAGAGAAGGAGCAGCGAAGGTTCAGGCACAAATAGCCGCTGATGTTGAGGGCAAGAACCTCGCCCAAGCAGCATTAGACGAACAAGAACTCGGTGAAAGACAACTCGCAAAAGGCGAACGAGAGATGGAGAAACGGATGGCTTGGCTTGGTGTCGCAGAAGGAGCCGTTGGTGGTGCTATTCAGGGACACGCTCTACAAAAGACGATGCCGAGCACCGCAGACATCGCCGCTTTCGCAAGTTTGCGAGGCATTAGTGAAGCCGATGCTGGAAACCAACTACAACTATTTATGGATAATCCCTTCCTTGTAGAACTCTATGCCGCACAAGGAGGAGAATAAGATGGCGATAAAAACTCGTTATTCCCTAACAACGGAAAACATCCAACCATCAGGTAGGGCTTTGAAGTTTGTTGAGATGTTCGCAGAAAGCAGATGGAAACTCTGGGAGATGGCGATAGAAGAAGTAAAACTTCGTGCTAAAACAGGGCAGATAAGCACAGCAGAAGCACAAAAACTTTACAGAGAGCAGATGGGTTCTATCAACAGACAGATAGAAGATGTAAATGGGCTCATTATGAAGGTTCAAAACGACGAAATAAAAGCCCAAGATGCTATTGCTCTCAAAAATGTAGGCAAGAAAGTAACAACAGAGAAACCTGCTGGCTGGGCTGGTAGTGGTGGTTCTGGTGGCGGTGGTGGTTCTGTTTCTTATGGGAACATAGGCAGGTTGCCGCCCGATGTTCAGGCGCAAATAGATAATGTAAAAAAACTTGGAACCACGATGACGAAAGTGGGGATAGGTGCGATGGCGGTAGATGAACCTATGCTTGATGAAGATGAAGTAAGAGAAGGCATAGAAAGAATAATGGAGGATAATGCCGAGCGCATCAAGGATTACCAAAGTGCGGTGACGAGCCGCAGCGGTAGAGGTGGAGGAAGCAGAGGTAGAGGCGGTGCTGGTGAAACGATGACGAGCACAACTATTACTGAACCCAGCGGAGGAACAGTTCCAGCCGATAGAACTGACTATTTGGAAACACTTGGGAAAGAAAGAGATAGGTTGCTTGCCGAGAGAACAGGGTTGGGCTCGATGCCGACAGGGAGAGGAGCAGGAGGAGGAATAGGTAGTCAAGGGCTCATAGAAGAAGCCAGAGATGTTTATTCCCAGCGGTTCGGTGGTGGAACCTACTATCAAGGCAAGCAGTCAATAAACGCTCTTGGTAGATTACACGATGACTTTTACAATAGAGAACTCGCTAAACTCGCACCAGACCCAACCAACACAGAACTACAAGCGGCACGAGAGAGAGCAGCGATAAATGTAAATAACTTCCTAAACGATGAGTTATTCCCACAACAAAGCGCGCCAGAGATGGTGCCTTCGCCAACGGGAGTTTGGGGCGCACCGAAAGTTCCTGCTGTAAGAGCAGGAGCAGAGATGCCTACAACAGACGAACTGGCTGCTTTACCAGAAAGCGCAGAAGAAATAGTTGCGGCACAAGCAGAAGGAGGAGATGCTCTGGCTGGAACTCCACTTGGGGCACAACCAGAAGAGAAACCACCAGAGAAGACAGAACTAACACCGCAACAAAAGCGGATGAACGACTTGACTGCTATTATTGAGATGGCGCAAGAACACGCGGTAGAGAAAGTAAAAGAAAACAAGCCGACGAGAGCACAAAGAAAACTAAACAACGAGTTCAAGTTGGTAAAGAAACTTTACGACGAAGCCAAAGCCAAAGCCAAAGAAGGCGAAAGCCCAGATAAGATGCTTATTGAGGTAGGTGGAGCAATAGACGACCACTACCAGAAGCAAGTGAAAGATGGTGTGATGAGCGAGAAAACCAAAGATGAGAGATGGGAAGCATTAGTAATGCTAAACTATTTGTTCATCATGGATGATAAGAACGCATCACCAGTAAGCCCGAAATAAGGAACAAAAACTAAATGGCTACACCATCACAAATAGAAACCTACATAACCGAAGAGAAGAAGAAAAAACTTTTAGAGTTAGGTTATGACTATGATGCTATGGACGAGAAGGAAAGGGAGGAAATCTGGGGAACTCTTCCAATAAGCGACACCGCTTTATTGACTACACAATCCATTAGAGAAGGTTTAGAAGAAGCAAGAGTAGCACTTGCCGAAGAGAAAAGCATAGAAGCGGGTTATGATGCCGAAGCAGCGGCAATAGAAGATGTCTTTTTAGAACTTATGGATAAAGACATAAAACCTTATGAAGAAGCGATGGCTTGGAGAAAGCAAGTAAAAGAGACAACGGGAAGGCGAGTAAAACAACCAGAGTTGATGAAAAAGGTTGCTGAACTCTATGGTGATGCCTACACAAAGGCGATGGAGAAGAAGAGGAAAGAAAGTCATTTGGTTTATCCTGCTGGCTTTGATGAACGAGCCATCCAAACAGCAGCAGAGCCACAAGAAGTCAGGGAGAAGCGAAAAGCAAATGTTCTTCCTACCTCAATAACCAGAGAGATTTTCGAACTCACACAACCAAAAGTTTCCGTTGGAACTTTCAGGGGTGATAGAAGAACTGGTGTAGAGCAGAACCGAGTAGCGGCTAATGCTGCTGCCGATGAACTAATAGCCAGCGACCCTGATAAGTGGAGCGCAGAAAGCATAGAGGCGATGTTTGTTGAGATAGGCAAACAACTCAAAAACCCTGATAAACTTTACAAGATAGGAGTAAGAGGAGCAGGAGGCACCGAGCAGCCCATCAGCGACACAAGTAGCGGGGATGTAGAAACCTCCCGTGTTCCTGTTCTTACGAGAGAACAACAAACACTATTATCAACTTATCATAAACACTTCGCAGAGAGCAACCCAGAAATAACAGTTCCCCTTGTTTGGTGGGCTGACCCAGAAGAAACAAGAAAGCGAGAAAAAGCAGGTTTGTTTGGGATGGAGAGCGAAGGAACAAGGCACACCCTACGCGACATCCCCGCAACCGTAAGTGCTCTTGTTTCAGGCACAGAACCATCACCCGTCAAAACAAGGATTTATCCCGGCTCCGTTAGTTATTACGACCCTACTATGCTTGGGATGGTTGAGACAGAACTGGGAAGCACAGTAGAAACCCCTATTACGGGAACATTTCGCTATTTGAACCTACCTGAAAACTTATTCTTTGGAGCCGTAGGGCAAGTTCTCGCAGGAGGAGCAGAAGCCGCAGGATGGGAAGGTTGGCAAGAGCAACGAAAAACAAGTGCTATTCAGCCGACTAATGTAGCAGGTGGCGACAACTTCGCGGAAGACATAGTTATTTCAGCCCTCGCTAATGCTGATGGTTTTAGAGGTGGAGCAGAAGAAGTTTATGACTTGGTTGCTGCTTCACAAAACACTTCTTATTACAGACAGACGGAAGATTGGCTATTGGAAGCCGCAGAAAGAGTTTCTAAAAACGAACACGACTGGTTTGATAGTTTGGCTACTACTGCTGTTTCCGTCATAGCCAACCCGTTTGACTACGAAGATGCGCCACAAGGAGGGTTCGAACGCATTTTAGACCCAGCCGCCTACATGGAAGAGGATTTAGCAGACATCCGTAGTAGGTTGCGACTTGTTGGATGGGGTGGTGGTTTTGCGCTTGACTTGGCGGCTTCTACTGCTTTTTGGACTGCGATAGGTGGGCTTCCCGGAGCAGTAGTAGGTGTTACTTCTGCTGTTGGCGACACGGGCAAAATAAATAAAGCGATGAAAGTGTTGCTGAAAACATCAACACCCGGTTCCATCATCCCAAAGATGAAAGCATCACAGACGGCTAATGCCGTTTTAGCCGAGAACTATGTTCCTGTTCTATCCAAACTCGGCAGCGGTAATGGCGAGGACTTACGAAATGTAGCAACCAAAGTTTTAGCCGATGGAATAGAAACCAACAGGAGGGCATCACAGGCAGCAGCGGAAGGTGCGGCTGATGTCCCAGAGTGGGGCATTAGGAGCAGCAAAGTTGTTGAGGGTGGCGGGCGCGAGTGGTCGCATCCTCGCGGGGGCGTTTCCATAAGTTTTGGAAAGGGCAAAAAACCAAAACCAGTTGAGGTTCTCGTAGGGAAAACACCAGAAGAAAAAATAGTTTTGGGAGCATCAAACACAGCCAACAAGACAATAGACGACATTTTAGCCAACCCTCTAACTACAAGTGTTACACCAGAGCAAAAACAAAGGTGGCTACAAACATTAGCCACGAACCCAGACATCGCAGAGAGGTTGATAAAGCCAGCGACAAATGCGGGTGCTGCTTGGAAAGCAGTTGTAGAAGACGCAGAAGCGATGCGACACTTGGAGAAAGTTATTATCCAAGATGAAGCAGCCAAAGCAATAGCCCTACTAACAATAGATAATCCTGTCTTCTCACAAGGCACTAACCTCCTAACACCGAGAACTATGGTAGGAAGCCAGAAGAAAGCAGACGAAGTAATAGAAGCCGCAAAGGAAACAGAAGTAGGCAAACTCATAGCAGAGATAAACGAGGAAGCAGTAGCAGGGAACCTAAAAATAGTAGGAATAGTTGATGATGCTACTGGTTCTCTAACACACGGCATAGAAGTCACCCCTCTTATGATGGATCGCATCAAAGATAGTTTGAGAAAAGTTTATGCGGGACAGAGTGGTAAAGCGAAAACAACCGCTCCTAAAACAGAAAAGGTAATGAGAGATGGTGTAGAGGTTGAGGTTCCTG